TGTTCACGATGTAGGAAATACCGCCTGATTTGACCGAGCCTACAATGGCACCCAATGTAGCCGAACCAGATGCATCAATTCGCGCAAGATCGCCTGCAGGCTTGGAGTTGTAGCCATATTGCCAGTTGCCTCGGAAGCGGCCTCCTGCGTAGCCTGGAGGGGCTGGGCTTTTCCAGTAGCTGGCATCGCCAACAGGTGAGCGCATAACGGCGCGGGTACCAATTTCAATGGCGCAGGTACGTACCACCCGATCAATTTCGTCGGGTGCCGTCTTAGTGCACCATTTTGTCACATCGCTGGCGAAGCTCATGCGCGCCTCAGGTGCAGGATATACAGGACGGCAGTGCCTGCCGGTGCCAGCTCTTCGTACGAAAGTACCGTGTATTCCGTTCCGCCAATGACATAGTGATCTGTGATCGCCGCCGCGCCATCGGGGTCCAGATAAAGTTCCTTGTCGCCAACCTGAACCAGCGTGCCACGAATCTGTGTGGTATCGCTGGCAATGCCGAATAACGCACCTATGCGCGTGGTATCTGCCGTTGCTGGTGCCACAGTGCCGGTGCTTGGGTCATAAGTGCCGGTAGTGTAGGTCCGGCGCGTGACGCTTTGTCCGAACTCGGTAAGCAGGTCGGTAGACGTCGCCGCCATGTCGGCATAATCGAAGCTCATGCGCGCACCGCTCGCACCATGCCAGGTGCTATACCAAAATAAGGAGAAAGCATCCCGGTGATTGCCGGATACTTCTTGGCTTGTTGTGCGTTGCGGTCATACTCGACTTCAAGCGGACCAACTTTCTTGCGGACAACTAGCTGTGACTGATCGGCAAGCAGATCGTCAGCCAGTGCGCGCAGGGCGTATTCTGCGCAGGCATTTTTAACCTCAGTCGGCACGATGCTTGCCGATACGGCATAACCATCGACTACCGCCCATGACCTCGGCCAATCAAGCGCTTGGCTATGGCTTACCCTTAATCCCTGCCACCTGTCTCGATATTGCTGCAGCATGTAGTCAGTTGCCTTGCGGAGCGCACCCTCCTTGACCGCGGTCGTACCGGTCCATGCCGAGTTTCCTCGGTTGCTGTGATAGGTATCGGCATCGGTTACGGAGACATAAGACTCCGCGCCAGCTACGATTGACCCATCTTCGACAATCAACGACACGGCTATACCCTGCTGTCAGATGAATTGCGCATCAAACCAGCAATCCGCGGACCCGATGGTTTTCGTCGGCCCGGTGCTGGAATTGCAAACGATGATACCGGCATTGAACACTCGCGGCTCGACAGCAAAGTCAATGGTGAAATTCGCCGTCGCCGTAACCGTGATGACGCACTTCGGAATTGCCGTATCAGCCGGGAGCGATGCGGCATCATGCAGTTGGATGAACTGCGCCGAGCCTTTCGAGTTGTAGCCGGTCACCCGCACAAGCTGCGCAGGATGGTCTGAAATCACCAGCGAGGCCGCATAGGCGGCCACGGTTGTATTGTTCATAGCCATTACGCTGCATCCCCCACTTTGACCCACACTGGCACAGCTTGCGTGCCGTCATTGCGGTACACGTCGGCATTGGTCGTGTCGATGCATAGCCCGCCAGGCTTGATCTTGCCGATACCAGTACCAGCACCGCCAGTCATAAATGCTTTGGATAGCGCGGTGACGACGCCTGAGCCATCATCGGCACTGCCGGTATCGCCGGTATTGATTGCGACAGATACCAGCGCTGCCGCCTCAACAGAGGCCAGCACAGCCGTCCGAACCTGAGCCGCCGTGCTGGTGATAGAGCTTCCGCTGTTGGTGGCCAGCGATATCGTGATTGCATAGCGCTGGACCGATACCGCCAGCGATTGGCTTGCAGCACCAGGGTCAACGTACTCCACGGAAATCAGATTGCCCTCGACACCGTACGGCACCGCCGTAAACGTCAGCGCGTTGTCGTCGCCGGCCGGGTTTCGACTCAAAGTAGCCCGCGCAGCGTTGTTGGGCGCGCCAGCATTCTCCATCAGCAGCGAGCCAAGGGTGAACGTACTGGCGGCAGTCGTTATGGTAGCATTGCCCTCGACCATGAAAACCGAGTTGGTCATGAACGGGCCAAAACTGGTGGCGTAGGTGAACGATTCGGCAACGCTCGAATTGCCTACCATCGCAGCGCGGCAAACACCATCAAGAGCGACCAGCGACAGCGTGTTGCCCGCAGGCAGATTGATCTGAACCTGTGACATGAAGCCTCCTGTAGAAAAAGGGCGGCCGAAGCCGCCCAAGAATCAACCAATCAGGGTGGCGACGAAATCAGGCTTCCAGACCTTGATGCCATACAAGCAGCGGACTTCAATCATGGTTTTCATGTAGCCCTTATATACGGCAATTTCGAACGTCAGGCCAGACCATGGGTCTTGTACGATCATCACATCGACGGCAGCGTCGCCACCGTTCGGCTGGGCGGGCGGACGAATAGCCAGCTCGATGGCTGCCTTGTGGAAGGCGACGTTTGGCGTGTAGCTGTTGCCGACGGTGATGGCTTTGGTCGCAGCGGACATGGCAACGCGGATGCCGGGAGTACCCAGAACGATAGTGCCACCGTTCGACACATCGGAATCCCCGGTATTGATGACGTACTTGTTGGCAGTATCGCCGGCGAACGTCACAATATCGCCAGACAGAATCGTGCCAGTACCAGCAGATGCCAGGGTCAGCGTGCTGCTGCCGACCGCATAGCCAGTGTTGTCGGTCGTGGCGCTTGCGCCAGTGCCCTTGGTGTGAGTGGCAATCTGTCCTGACTCCTTGAGCATGAAGCCCTGAATATCCAGCAGAGTGCCCTGCCGCAGCATTTCAGTACCGCCGGCTTCATTGGCTTTTTGAAGTTGCGCCAGCGAGCGCAAGGCAGCGCCGGCACTGGTATCCATCACGATGGAAAGCTGACCATCGAAGGGGCAGCCGTTGTCCGCCAGAATCTTGCGCAACTGCGGAATTTCATTGAAGTTCGAGGCAAACGGCGTGGTGCCTGCAGTGCCGTAGGCGCGGGAACTTGCCTTGTAGGCGGCCAAGGCCAGGGCATTTTCGATCTTGTTCGCGCAGGTGCGGAACGCCTGCTTGATCTGGTCGCCATACACGGTTTCAAAGCCGGCACCATTGCGCAGGTGCTTGATGTCTTCGCCAGTGTACGGGATCTGAACAGATGCGTAACTGTCCATGGTCATCGTCTTGTTATCGACGGTCTGGTCGGTGCCTTCCGGAATCGTCATGGCCGGCGCAAAAGTCGTGTTAACGGTCTGGGCGCGGGTGAAATGACTGCGAACAGTGTCATCTTTCGCCACTCGTTCAGAGCCGGCGTTGATGGTGACGGACGGAATAAAGCCGGTCAGTTCGCGACCGACAATATCGGCAGCTTTGTAGATGTCGGCTGCAAGACTGGTAAGTACGTTTGCCATGCGGGATGCCTCGCTGTTTTGGCGGTGGGGTCAAAAATCAGGTTCGATTCTCTCCGGCCCCGCCGAACGAGACACCCCGACACTATCGGGGCTATTGCTGGCTACAGTGTAGATGCCATGGATTGCTGTTGTCAATCCACCACTTTGCCGCCTTCTTTGGCAAATGTCGCCCGGGACATATGGTCCATTCCGTCAAATTGTGCGCGGGTTGCGGTCTTGCTGCCGTCGCCCTTGCTAGCGCTGCCGTTCGCCCCGCCGCCAGAATTCCCTGTCGCCGTGACAAAATGCTTACCTTTGTCACTGCCGGCCCACTCCTTGACGTAGGCGTCCAGCGTCTTGTCGCCGACCTTGGCCACCCGGTTTTCGCCGTCGGCCACGATCTGCACCTGACTACCCAGCAAGGCTTGGGCAGCTTCCAACAAGGCCGGATTGGTGACGCCATTCTTCGCCAGCTCGGCTGCGAGACCGTTCTGCTTGAGCAGCTTTTCGGTGAAACCGGATTCAGCCTGCAGCTTGCCGGTGATGGTTTCCAACTCTTTCGTGATTTTCTTGTTGGCCTTGTCTGACTCGGCCAGCTTGGTTTTCAAATCGTCAATCTGGCCTTCCAACTTCTCGACTTCGGCGGGATCAACGGCGCTGCCTTTTTTCAGCTTCTTCACCTCGCCCAATAGCTCGGCGTTCTTGTCCTTGAGGCCCTTGGTGGCCTCATCAATTTTTGCGTCCAGCTCTGCTTCCGTCAGCGTAATGGTCTTGTCGGTCATGCGTTTTGCCCTCCGGGCGGTTATGCGGCACTGCCGCGAATTCAGTCGTACTTGGCCTTGAGCTGCGCCAGCGTCAGCGGTCGGCCTGCGCCATTGGCCAGGTCGTTGATGGTGATCTTGCCGGATAGGTAGAGATCAGCGCGACCTTTGCCCAGCACTTCGGCCACCTTGCCCGGTGGCTGTCGCTCAATCCAGCCCTTAAAAGTCAGCGAGGCGGAAACGGGGCCGTCGGCAGAGGCGCGCTTGCCACCGACAGGGCCGTCAAGGACCACCGGGCTCAGAAGGCACCTGCAATTGTAGTGCAGTGGATACCTTGGCAGCGGGTACTTATGCCCTATCGGCGTGCCATCTTTCTCCCACTCCAGTCCGTCATAGGGGTAGCATCGGGGGCATGTGTGAGAATCCAGGGTTGCGACAGCCCGGTACCGCTTGATGATGTCGTCGTTGGCGTCAAAGACGGCCTGCCGCGCATCGTTCGCTACCGTGGCCGTGCTGGTCTGCACCAGCGTTGCAGCATTGGCCAGTGATACGTCCATCACCTGACGCACGCGCTGCACGATCTGCTGATTGGTTTCGGCTGCCGCAATACCTTGTCTCACAACACCAGAAAAGCGGAAAACAGTATCTGCGGACTGTTTGGCCCACCAGTCGGACTGTACGGCACCTTGGACCACGGAGTCACTGGCCAGCGATTCCAGCACTGCAGCGCTCGGCAGCAATACATCATCTCCACCAAGCGCAAGAGCCGCCGCCGTCACTTTCGCCCCGGTCCTTGCAACAACGTCCATGGCGTCCAGTGATGCGGTGCCGGCGCGGTCGTAATAATCGGCAATGATAGCGCGCACTTCGGCCAACTGCTTTTTGATCCTCGCCCGACCCCAATCGGTCAGAGAGTCGCCAGCCAGTTTTCCAATCAGTTCGCGCTCCATTTTGCGCAAAATGGTATCGACTTCGCGCTGAGTCGCCGCTGACACCCGCATGGCATCCAGTTGGAATTCGATTGCCTTGTCAAATTGATTTGGCATTCATCACGCGCCAAGTAACCCTGCATTGCCACGCGGACCACGCGAAGCCAGCCGCTCTTGCTCTACCTCGAACGGCACTTCAGGGTCTGCCATTTCGCGCTTCTGCATGAGGCGGTACACATTCTCATCTGAAGTCCCAGGCATACCTGACTGCCATGCGCCCACCAGAGCGGTCAGCTCCTGTGCAGTCAGGCCGACAGGCACGAACTCACGATTGATTTCGACAGAGACATTTCCGGCAGCGCCTGCCCATTCTGCCATCCAGCCCAAGACTTTCGTGAGTCCCATGCTCAGGACATGAGCCATAGCGGCCAATTGTGATTGCTCGCCCTGTGATCTGGTGCGTAGCGTGGCGTCAGACTCAACGCTGGCCGTTTTTTCCTCCAACATGCGCGCACCAAGAACAGCCATTTCGGCCTTCTTGTCTTCCTTATTCTTGCGTAAGGCTTCAAATTCGCCCTGAATCTCCATGTAGGCAGCGGTGGCATGTGGGTCACGCAAGGTGATAATGGCTTCCCCGCCAATATAGAGTTTTTCGCCTTCTTCCGCGTTGTAGCCACTGATTACAGGTGTCGGCAGTCCGCTGAAATGGCAGCCGTGCTCGTAGTCTGCCGATACTCGGTAATGATGGAAATTCATCGTCACCAAGTCGAACAGCGGTGGTAGCTCGACATCAGGGCTCAAGTCGTCTGTGCCGATAAAGGTGAATGGGATGAATGGCAGGGGCTTGCCATTGACCAGCGGGATGATGTCATCACCAACCTGCTCATCCTGATCCTTGTCATTGATGCGAAAAAGTCGCTGGCGATAGCCGGCGGGTGTCAATGCAAGCTCGCGGTAGCGAGTCTCTGTCTTGTGTGAATAGGGGTCAGTGCTGATTGGCGCTTCTTCCTTCAACACCACCAACACCATCTGCATGACATTGTTGATGCGGTCACTTTTCCAATTGATTATGCAGTCGGCATCGTATCGCTGAACCATAGGGCGCAGTCCAAGGCGTTCTGCCTGTGCCTGCGTCAATGGCGTACCGTCTTCATTGACCGGCATCGGGGGATGATCGACCAAAAGGCCAATACGCCCAACCTCCAAAATATCCTCCGCGCACTCCTGTGCAAATAGGGCAAATGGCGTGCCGGCCATATCCACATCTTCAAGGTATGGCTGCACAGCGGAAGGTACCTCAATCTTCGGCGCATTGCGGAACAGCATCCCCTTCATGCCGGAAATGGTGCGCCAAGTAGCGTTAAAAAACGGAGTTCGCTGTAGCCGCGCCTTGTATGCTGCAGCGCTTTCGCCAATCAGTTTAGGCAAATAGGTTTCGCGCTTATCATGAACAGCCCGCTCGCCATCGCTGGCATCCTCGCACATTTCCCACATAGGACA